CGATGACCCATGCATAGTCTGCCTTGCCCTCTGCGGCTTGAAAGGCAAGGGTTCGGTTGTGACCGAAGTTCTTCCATTCATGTGAATGGAGTTCACCAGGAATACCCTTCTCAGCAAAGAAGTTCTTGATGATGTCCTGAGTTCCATCGGTGGAACCCGTATCGCAGATGACCCAGTGGTCAATGAACTTGTAGACGGAGTTGAGGCACTCAAGGATGATGTGCGACTCGTTCTTCACGATCATGCATAGTGTAACGGTTGGACGCATACTGTATATTCCTTTGGTTCAGGGCTTCTTCTTACCTATGTGGTATTTAGGTACGAGTTCCCAGTTCTGCTTGTCTTTGAATGGGATTATCTTCATCTGTGCAAGAGAAACAATAGGTTCGCTTGCCTTCTTCTCATCGACTATGTCTACAAGACCCCATTCCTCCAGTAGGTTGGCAATCGTGTTCCGTCTGCCGATGTCGGTATCATCAATGTCGGTCGGTAGACCGTCTAGCGCGAACAGTTCCTTGAAATGAACGATATAGAACTTACCGCGCTTGTGCAGGATGTGGCAACTCTGATAGAGTTTGTTTTCCTTCTTGGAGGAGACACCGATCCTAGTCAGCGTCTCACGCACCTTGAGAAAGTCATCCTCAGCCTTTAGTGTCACCTCCAGCAGATCGTCTGCCTTGAGGTTCAATACTCTTTTTTCCATAGTATCCTCGCCAATCAATCAACATGATAGAATGTCTTTGATTATTTAGCATTTCGGACACCTCCATGCATCTTTTGACCACGGGACACGATTTCCGCAACTATCTTGGCACCAAGGGTATCCCTCAGTTGCTCTGCCTTCTTGATTGAGCAGTTGAACAGGTCGGCAATGGTCTGAACCAGTTCCGCGTCATCCTTCTTTGCCCACTTGGACATCCGCTTCCTCGGACGGACGGAATGCAGCAGGAACTCATACTGCATCTGCTTGTCCATATGGCAGCGGAAGTTCATCTCGTTGGCTTGGATGATGGTATCGGGAAACTGAGACAGACCCTTGTTCATGAGGTAGGGGGCATACTCGGATGCCCCCCTTCCCTCCTCACGGATAAGATTCTTCTTGCTGATGTTGATGCTGTTCAGGAAGTCGAATGGGTTGTCGTTCATTTCTTGAACTCGCAGGAAACCATCAGTTCGCTCAGACATGCCATAGTGTTGATCTCCTGATCCGCGACGAAGGCAGACTTGTACTGATATTCAGCAAGGGTCAGGATTGCCTGTGGAATGGACTGAGGCTCAAGGATCTCGTAGATCCCGTCATAGATGTTGCGGAACAGACCGACATGGTCGTTGTCGATGTTGTTCGCCACCCACTTGCGGATCGATCCGAACTCCTTCTTCTTCATGAAACCGATCAGGTCATTGACCTTGTCGGTTGCCGTGGTGCCAAGAATGCCGACATCGATCTTGCCACCCAAGGAATACTTCTGTAGGTCATTGATGAGCCTACGGAAGTCGGGGAACCTACGCATGACGAGTTCCGCGACCACCTTGTTGTCGTATTCGATGTCCTCCGCGTCGAGGATGGCACAGATGCGCTTGTGCATCTGCTTTGCCATCTTGGGCTTCTCGGCAGCAGGGATGCGGAAGTCGATGACCGTGCATCGCGAATGCAGGGGTTGGATGATCCTGTTCTTGTAGTTGCAGGTCAGGATGAAGCGACAGTTCTTGGAGAACTCCTCCATGAAGCCACGAAGGGCTGGCTGCATGGACTGCGGATTGGAGTAATCGAACTCGTCTAGGATGACCACCTTGTTGCCACCGCTGAACGAGACCGAACTCGCGAAGTCGCGGATTCGGGTTCTCAGGGTGTCGATGTTTCCATCCTCAGAGCAGTTGATGATGATCCAATCGCAGTTCATCTCGTCGCAAAGTGCCTTCGCAACGGTCGTCTTGCCCACACCAGGTCCACCCGCAAGGAGAAGATTCTGAATCTGCCCCTTCTCTATGCTATCCTCAAATGTCTTCAGAATGTCTTCGGGAAGGACGCAGTCAGCGATCCGACGAGGGCGGTATTTCTCCGACCAAAGATATTCATCAGTAGCAAGCATGTTTTCCTCAAGACTTGGTTGATTCCGAACGGAGAGCGATCCAATACGACACGGTATTGTTCTTGCCAGTGAACTTGGCAACGGCAGTTCCACCCACCTCGACCTTGTAGTCATCGGGGATCATCTTCAGGAGTTCGATGTCCACGAAGAGGTTGAACTTGTTGTCCGTCTTGTCCGACAGGATCATCGTGAACACATTCGATGAACTATTGAGACCGACCTTGCGGTCGAATGCCACCATCTCAATGCCACCCATATCGGTGTTCCTGATGCACACCGCGTCGAGTTGCAGCACGGAGGATGCCTTCTGAATCTCGGCAATCTGATTCTGAGACAGGTCAAACGATACCGTCAGGGCTGGCATCTTGATCGACTTGTTCGCCTTCTCGACCAACTTCTCGTCGGCATAGAAGTAGTTCACCGAACTGTTGTTCGACTTGATGGTCACGAACTTGTCGTTGAACTGATACTCGGGAGTGCCGAACAGGGAGGTCGTGGCAATGAACTTGCCAAGATCGAAGATGGCAAACGGCTTCGCGAAGTCCTCCTCCACCTTTGCCTCTGCCATGATGTTCTTGGCAGTCGAGACGGTGCGGATGATGTTGCCCTGCTCAACATGGATGCTTGAGCGGATGCCCGAAAAGTTCTTGAGGATGTCGAATGTCTTCTTGCTGATCTTCATGGTTTATTCCTCTTCACTGATTTCATCGATCATGTCGTAAATGTCCTCACCACCATTGACCATGTCCTTAAGGTCTCGTAGGTGGTGCTTGGCATCATGTCGCTTCTCGCGCCGATCCTTCTTCCTACCATTTGGGGTAGGGCGATGGTCATCCATGCGTCCGAAGTCTTCGTCTTTCCAGTTACGGCTCACCTTCTGTCTCCTTCTTCTTCAGCAGTTGAGATAGGTACTCTACACCGAATGTCTCTTCGATCAACTTCTTTCTCATATCATTCTCCAAAATGGTTAGAGGAACATAGTTGGTGAACCCAGGCATCTGCTTGGGGCAAATGATTCTAGGATAGTCCAACTTGGAATAATGATTCTCGGTAAGATTCACCAGTTGGGTGTGCGAATAATCGCCACATCCGCACTCACCGCAAACGAATGATTTGGCATAGAACTTGCTCTCCTGCCGTGACTCACATGGAGGAATGCTTAGTTCCTCCGAACCATGACAGCATATGTCGCGAACATCCCGTATTTCCTCCGAAACCTTGGCATTGCTGAATCCACGCGACATCTGTGCATCGGCAAACTGCCACACAGATGTGAACTTGCGATTGAAATAGTTCTTCATGGATTCATCCTGCTGAAGTTGTTCTTCTTCTTGAAGGTGAGGACTTCCTGGAACTTATCCATCAACTGATCGCTCTTGTGCGAGATGACGAAGATATTGCACCTTGCACCCATTCCCTTGAGCAACTTCATGAACTCATCCATGCCCGTTCCGTCAAGGCTTGAGTCGAAGACCTCGTCAAGGACAAGCAGGTTGCAGTTCGTGCTGTTCTTCAGCCGTGCGATCTCTCGCCATGCAAGGAGGAGCGACAAATCAATACGCATCTTCTCGCCCTCGCTGAAGGATGCATAGGTGAACTCGTCGCGGTGGCGCGACTTGATCGTCTCATCGAAGTTCTCGTCAAGGTTGAACTGCACGAAGAAATCCATGCAGGTAAGGTAATGGTTGATCAACTTGTTCATGATCGGAAGATAGTGGCGGATGATCTTTGTCTTGATGCCATTGTCCTTGAGGATGATCTGAGCGGAGCCAAGCAACTTCTGCTCATGCTGCTTCTCGCCAAGATTCCTCTTTCCTGCTTCGGACTTGTCAACGAGTTCCTCAAGTGCCGTCTGCTCGTCATCAAGCGACTGCTGAGACTTCTTGATCTTCTCAATCTCGGATGACAACCGTTCGATCATCTTCTCGGCAACGCCAAGTTTCTGCCGATGCTCGTTCAGCACAGCCTGAAACTTATTGTACTCCTCCTCGACGGCATCCAACTTGTTGTCGAGGATGAACATGTTGTCCTTTGCAATCGTCACATCGATGTCAGCCAATGCACGATTGACCTCAGACCGCTTGGTGGTCTTTGCATCGATCTCCTTCTGACGATGCTCGTCGGTCATCTCCCTACCACATGAAGGGCATGGCATCTCCTTCATGGTTTCATACATCGAAATCTCGACATCAAGAGCATCGATCTTCCGTTCAAGGCTGCTCTTGATTTTCTTGAGATCCATCACATTGTTGATCTTCTTGCGGTAGAGATCGCGGTTCTTCGTCAGGTTGGAAAGGATGTTCCCACCCTTGACCGACAGAACCGAAAGGCTGTCACGGCTTTCTTCGTTCTTCTTGAGTTCCACCTCAAGCCCATCAAGGGAACTCCTGCTCTTCTCCTCAAGCATGTTGAGATACTTGCGCTGAGTCTCTATCTTGCTGAGTAGGATCTCCATCGCAGTCTCGCACGAACGGATCTCCTCCTTGTTCGTGGAGATGCGGTTCTTGAGAACGACATTCATGGCAGAGAATACGCCGATGTCGAGAAGTGATTCGACAATCGCACGGCGGTCTGCCGCTGGCAAGCGCATGAACGGGATGTAGTTTGTCGATCCGAGGATGACCACCTGACAAAAGGACTTGTAGGACATCTTGAGGATCTGCTCCTCAAGCATCTTCTGATAGTCCTTCGACTTGGAATCCTGATCCATCAGGGTTCCATTCTTGTAGACCTCAAAGACCTTTGGGTTCAGCCCACGGCGAACCATGTAGTTCGCATTGCCGATGTGGAACTCGCATTCGACAAGGCAATCCTTGGCATTGATGCTGTTCGGCAACTGCGGGATGTTGATGTTGCGGAACGGCTTGCCGAAGAGACAGAAGCAGATGGCATCAAGAAAAGTGGTCTTTCCCGCACCATTCTCCCCGCAGATCAAGGTCATCTCGCTCTTGTTGAGCGTGATCTGCGTGAAGTAGTTCCCATACGAGAGGAAGTTCTTCCAACGAAGTTTCTCAAAGACGATCATCGTTCACTCCACCGGTATTTATACGGGAGTCTCTAGACCTTCATAAACATTCTTTGACGAGAACCAAGACGGGGGATTGCTGTGATTCCACTTGGCAAACCTAGCCTTCTCCCCAAGATAGTACTTGCGGTATGCAACCACAGCATCGGTGCTTCGGTACTGCTCGGGCATTGCCTGTGGGAATGGAGTGAGTGAGTCCTTTGCCCCATGTGGGAGGACAACATGCATCATGAACCATTTTGCCATCTGCTGACACGAATGAACCTTGTCATACCTACGGGTATATTCCATGCATAGTTCATGCGTGTGCCTTGCAAGCCATTCGTAGTTGTCGAAGGACTCCCTAGCCCAAATGGTGCATGGATGGTTTGCAAACGATGCCTTGTACAGGTTGACGGGAGCATAGATGACATGACTGCCACAGATGCGATGATTGGTCGATAGCATCTGACAGCCTTCGACTATCATCTTCACCACATGCTTGTCGCAGAGATCACGCGCTGCCTGTATGGGGTCTTGGTTTACGATGAAAATGTTCATGCCTAGATCATACACCGCGATCTGGGCATGTCAAGAAGATTGATTAGAATCCAGTCGCACCCGCTGCATCAAGTTCGGTGAAAAGTTCCGTGAAGAACAAAGAATCCAATCCACCCGTGATGCCACCCTTCATGCAAGCATAGAGGAGTTCAAACTCCGATGTCCTTGCATTTCCTGTCCAGAAGTTCTGTGGTGGTTTGGTCGGCAGATTTACTCCCATTCCGTCTTGTAGCAATAATCCTTTGGAGATATCAAACCATCCAGTGGATTCGGCTCCAAACCTAGAGTCTCCATTGTGAAAACCATCAAATACCGTTCCATTCAATGCAAGAATTGTCGGATACAGATAGAATAGCCGGAATCTCCTGTCCCTATCCCAAGGAACTCCGAAGTTGTCGGTATATGCCGTGTTCTCAATACGCTTCCATTTCAATGGGGGAAGTCCCGATGTATCTCCATTCAACTGTATGAATGTATTGTAGAAGAAGGGATATCCATCAAGCGGAAGATACGAAACAGGAGATGCATCGGGTCTACATGCAACATAAAGTTCCCCGAGGTAACTGCTGCCGCAAACACCCATTCCCCAGACTTGATTGGTGTAGGTTAGTCCGCGCCGTCTTTGTCCAATAGCAAGATCATAGAGACTGGTTTGCAATGGCGATGCAATATCACTGTCGAGACACCAATGTCTAGGCAATGTGTCTGTTGGCGATTTTCGCTGATTGTTGGAGTTGGGGTCAAGTATATCTCCGTCATCCATGAACATATAGTGTGCAAATCGTTCGATGCCTAGCACCACTCCATTGCCACCACTTGATCCATAGGTATTGTTGAACTGTTTTCTAGCCCAAGT